GATGGCACGATCGACGGCATGGCGACGGTGGGTGTGCCCTATGACGGCCAGGTCAAGTTCACCATCGCCGATGGTGTGACCGATTTCGCTGCCGCCGCCAAGTTCACGTTGGCGGTGACCATCGCCGATCCGACCGGCGCCGGCAAATACCTGCCGGCCGACCCGACCGCGACCGATGGCTCGCAAACGGCTGCCGCGGTTCTGTACGATGGCGTCGATGCGACCTTGGCCGACGCCGCCGCCGTCGCGCATGTGCGCGCCTGCGAGGTCAACGGTAATTGCCTGACCTATGACGCTGCGGTCGACGACGCCCCCAAGAAATTGGCCAAGATCGCCGAGCTTGGCGTCGCTGGCATCATCGTCCGCTGATTGGCTGCATAGAATCGTCTTTCGCACCACTTAAGGGCGCGCACAGGTCACAATCCTTGCGCGCTTTTTTCTTCCCGCACCCCGCCGCCAATCACCACCAGCATTGGCGGCCCACTAGGAGAGATCACGCCAATGCTGGACGTGTTCAACAACGATGCATTTTCGGTCGTCGCGCTGACCGATGCCATCAACAAACCGAAATTCGTCCCCGGCCGTCTCGGACAGTTGGGTTTGTTCCGCGAAACGCCGGTTGCTGTGACCACCGTCGTCCTTGAGGAAAAAGACGGTACGATTGTGCTTGTTCCTCCGACTCCGCGCGGCGGTCCCGGCACAACGATGGACAAGCCCAAGCGCGGCGCCCGCGCTGTCGTGATTCCGCATTTTGAAATCGACGATGCGGTCATGGCCGCCGAGGTGCAGAACGTGCGCCCGTTCGGTCAGGAAACCGGCCTTGAAACCGTGCAGACGGTGATTGCCGAGCGCCTGGTGTCGCATCGCGGATCGCACGAGGCGACGCTCGAATATGCGCGCGTCGGCGCCGTGACCGGCGTTATCACCTATGCCGATGGCACGACCCTCGATCTGTTCAATCTGTTCGGTGTCGCGCAGGAAGCGGAAGTCGATTTCGATCTCGATAATGCCAATCCGGCGTCCGGCGCCCTCGCCAAAAAGTGCAACGGCGTCATTCGCCTGATGGGCACGAATCTTGGCGGCATTCCGTTCTCCGGGGCGCGTGCCTTGTGCGGCGATGCTTTCTTCGACGATCTGCGGGCGCACCCCGAAGTGCGCGCGACCTATCTTAATACCCCGCAGGCCGAACAACTGCGACAGGCGCAGCTTGCCGGCGATGGCATGATCTATGGCTTCCTCGATTTCGGCGGCATCCTGTGGGAAAACTATCGCGGCTCGGTCGGTGCGACGACTTTCGTCAATACCGACAAGTGTCACATTTTCCCGAATGCTCCTGGCCTGTTCCGTACTTATTTCGGTCCGGCCGATTATGTCGAGACCGTCAACACGCTCGGGCAGCGCATGTACGCCAAGCAGTATCCGATGGACAACGACAAGGGCGTCAACCTCGACACGCAGATGAATGCTCTCAATCTATGCACCCGTCCCAAGTCGCTGATCAAGGGTAAGCGTACCTAAGCGCGAACCTGGAAAGCCCGTCATGCCGTCACCCTTCGCCGCCGCAGCTGCCGCTGCGGCGGCGACCCACGACCGCCTGCTTGGCGATCTGTTCGATTACCGGCCGATGAAAACCGGCGACGATCCCGGCTTGCGGCCGTTCGCCGATCCCGATCGCGCCATCGTCACCGATTTGCGAATGCCGTTTTCCGCCGCGACCGCGCGCGCCGGCTCCGGCCCGGTCAACACGCCGGCGGTCAAGCCGGAACGGCCGGGCCACGCCAGCGACCGCCCGTTCGTGGCGCTGCAATTGTCGCTGTTGCCCTACGATCCGCGCAAGGGCGACCGCCTGGCGCATCGCGACAGCGGCGATCTCTATCGCGTCGCCGAGGTGGTGCCGTCGATTCCCGGTTTCGTCCGGCTCGATCTCAATCAAATCAACGCCGGATAAGCCGACATGGCATTGACCCGTCTCGCCTTGCGGCTGGCGTCGCAGGAAGCCTTGCGGCCGGCGGCCTTGCTGGCGGCCGGGCCTTACCCGACTCTGGCGCAAAAATACGTTTTCGACTCGGCGTTCGATCCGATCGAGGATCTGCAAAAGGAATTTCAGCAAGCCGTTGTCGCGATCTATACCGAGGATGAAAACGGCGACCCGACCGCGGCCGGCGGCGGCCCGCCGTTCATGGCGACCGTCGACTTGTGCTTTGAACTGTCGGTCGTCGTTTCGACCCGCGACGGCCAGGGCGACGACTATGTCGCGTTTTATCCGCAAACCGATGGCGAGCTTGAATCGTCGCTCGATCTGTTGGAAGCGCAGATCCTGTTCACGCTGTTCTATGGCCCGACCGGCAAAATCTGGCGCGACCTGACCAAGCGCCGCGTCGACGATCTCAGTTCATTGCCGCATCACAGCGGCGAGGAGCGCATTCGCCTGGCGCGCCGCACCTTGCGCCTGAAAGTCCGGGTGCAGGAAGACATTTACGATCCGGCGCCGGCCGCCGATCCGGCCGGTCTCGATCGTCTGCCGCAACCCTTGCAAGGCGTGATCAAGGCGCTGGTCGCCAATGGCTACGGCGCCAAGCTCGGCGCCGGCCTCGCGCCGGATGCGCCGGTCATGCCGGTGGCCGTGCCGCTCGAAATCGTCACGCTCGATCAATCGACCGCCGCGCCCGATGACAGCTTCGCCGTCGATGGCGCCGGCGCGCCGGTCATCGACACGCCGAACGCCGCCGACAACCTGGATCAATGACCGTCATGGCCGACATCTTCTTTATCAAGCCGCGTCCGATCGACGGCGCCGCCGCCGTCATCCCGGACCCGCACGCGCAAGGCCGTCCGCTGGCGGCGGACGGTGAAGTCAAGCCGCGCTCGGCGTTCTGGCTGCGCCGTCTGAAAGATGGCGACGTGACCGAGATCGTGCCGGCGCCGCCCGAGATCGCGTCTGCGCCGCAAAAGCCCGCGCCGCGCGCGCGGGCCAGACCGGCCGCGCCGGTGGAACCGCCGTCCAACTCATAAACCCCGTTTATCCCGTTCACCGCATATCGCCTGCTTAGCGATCTTGAGGAGTTAGATCAATGACTGGTGTCGCCTTCAACAACATTCCCGGCAACACGCTGGTGCCGTTCTATTATTCAGAGTTCAATTCGGGCGGCACGCCCTATGCCGGCGATGCCCGCCAGCTGCACCTCGGTCAAAAGACCTCGGCCGGCGCCGCCACCGCGGCCGTCGTCTATGGTCCGGTGCAATCGGAACTCGATGCCATCGCGCAATTCGGCAAAGGCTCGATGCTGCATGCGATGTACAACATCGCCAAGCGCAACGCGCCGTTGCAGCCGTTCTGGGCGCTGCCTTTGGCCGACCCGGCGGGTGCCGCGGCGGCCGGCGCGATCGCGATCACCGCGCCCGCCGTCACCGGCGCCGGCGTGCTGCGGGTCATGGGCCGCCGTATCGTGGTGCAGGTCAACGCCGCCGACACCGCGACGGTCGTCGCCGCCGCCATCGTCGCCGCCGTCAATGCCGCCAACCTGCCGATCGTCGCCGCCGTCAACGGCGTCGACGATACAAAAGTCGATCTGACCGCGCGTCATGTCGGCCTGCTCGGCAATGCCATCCAGGTCACGGTCGGGACCAACGAGCCGAACGTGTTGACCACGACCAATGCCGCGATCACCGCGCTGACCGCCGGCACCGGCACGCCGGTGCTGGATACCCCGCTCGCCAATCTCGGCGACGAGGAGTTCGACTGGATTTGCGGCCCTTACGCCGACACCGTGTCGCTCGACGCGATCAAGGATTTCCTCGGCGACGTGTCCGGCCGCTGGTCGCCGTCGAAAATGCTGTTCGGTCATTATATCACCGCCAATTACGGCACGCTGTCGACGCAGACCTCGCTCGGCGCCGGCCGCAACGATCCGCATGTCTCGATTCTCGGTTCGCAGACCGCGCCGACGCCGCCCTGGGAGGTCGCCGCCTGGCTCGGCGCGCTCGCCGTTCAGCATCTGTCGACCGCGCCGGAACTGTCGCGCCCGCTGCAATTCCTGCCGGCGGTCGGCGTGTTGCCGCCGCTCGACCGGTCGACTTGGTTCGATACCGACGACCGCCAGGCGCTCTATGCCGCCGGCATCGCCGGCACGCGCGTGACCCGCGACGGCACGGTGCAGATCGACCGGCTGGTCACGACCTACAAGACCAATGCGCAGGCCGTCGCCGACGCGACCTTCCGCGACATCGAGACGATGGCGCAAGGCATGTTCGCCTCGCGCTATTTCCGGTCGGCGGTGTCGAACGCGCACGGCCGCCAGGCGCTGGCCGACGACAATCCGCACAACGTCGCCACCATCACCACGCCGAAGGCGATCCGCAACACCCTCATTCACGCTTATGAGGACCTGGTCGCGCTCGGTGTCACCGAAAAGTCGGACGTGTTCGCCAAAAGCGTCGTGGTCGAGCGCGACGCCAGCAACCCGAACCGCGTCAACGCCTTCATTCCGGCCGACATGGTCAATCAGCTGCGCATCTTCGCCGCCAATATTACGGCGTTCCTGCAATACAACACCGCCAACGGCCAGGCGCAGGTGCCGGCGGTCGTCTAACCGCCCGGTCTCGCCGTCGCATGTCATTCATTTTCACCGCTTGAGGAGCTTCGCCCATGTCCGATCTTCAATTCGGCGGACGCATTACGCTTGAGTTCGCCGACACCAAACTGGTGCAAACCGAGGCCGATTTCGTCATCGATCCGGGCTATTTCGAAAAGTCGTCGAAGGCCAATCATGACGGCTCGGCGGCCTATATGCTCAAGCCGAAACTCGCCGGCTGCGATATCAAGCCGCGCGACGACAGCGGCATCGACTGGAATGCCTTGCTGCTGAAATCCGGCAACGCCACCATCGTCGAGGAAACCACCGGCCGCACGCATTTTTTCACCGGTTGCCAATTGGTCGGCACGGCGAAGTCGAACCTGTCGAGCGGCGAGGTCGACGGCCTGCGCATCGAAGGCGGCGCCTATCGCAAGTTGGCGGGTTAAGCCGCCATGTCATTGCAACCCGTCACCATCGCGCTTGCCGACCCGATCGAGGGTCATGACGGCAAGATCAAGACGATCGTCGTCAAGCCCGCCGACTATCGCACCATCATGCGGCTCGGCGAGCCTTTCGAATTTATCGGCACGGCGAAAGGCGACGGGCAATATGCCCTCGAACACCCTGACACCATTTCCTCTTATATCGAGGCGATGGTCGAGCCGTCAGTCGTTGCGCTGTTGCCGCAATTGTCGATGGTCGACACGCTGGCCTTGAAAAAGGCGGTGCTTGATTTTTTCGGTCAGGCGCGGGCGCCCCGCGCAAAATCGTCCAAGAGTTGAACCGCCGCGCCGATGTCTTGATTTTCGATACCAAGGCGATCGGCATCGATAAAATCGGCGACCTGTCGGCCGCCGAAATCGATTATTGGCTGTTGCGGGCCTATGACTGGTCGCAGCGGCGCAAGCAAGGTTGACGATGACCCGCATTCTCGACGCCGAATCCCGCATCACCGCGCGCGATCTGACCGGCGGCGCCTTCGAAGGCGTTGCCAACAAGATCGCCCGCGTCAACCGCGCGGCGCAGGCTTTGGCGCGCGATCTCGACCGCTACATGGCGGCCTCCGGCCGCGCCGGCTTTATCGACCGGCTGTCGACCCGGCTCGACG